TGGATTTCGTGGCGGAAATTGCGAACTCGTTTTACGGGGACGCAGATGATAGTCCAGTTGGTAAGGTGAGACACCAATTGGTTAGGTCGTGTATAGTGTCTGTCCACATGTATGCCAAGGTTTTGGAACAGGTTTCCTATGGTTGGTGTTCTGGTGCTCTTTTGACCGGACTAGGGAATTCGATGTTTAACACTTGGGCTCACGTTTATGCTGCTGTAAAGCATGTTAAGGATCTCGGCGAGGACTACCATTTGGTGGCTGCCGAATACTTCAGCAACGTGTACTTGAAAGTGATGGGAGATGATTGTGGAATGGGTGTCTCAGAGGAGTACTCGTTCCATAATAATGCGACCATAGCACAGATAGTTGGGAGAGATCTTGCTCTTACCTATACTAGTGTGAAGAAGAGCGTGGATGTTGTCCCTTTCGACCCTGCTGAGGATAGGACTCTCTTGAAGAGGGAGTCGATCTTCTGTAACGAGGACGGTGTCTACTATGGTTGCCTGCAGATGGAGGTGATCTTGAATATGGTCTGTTATACGAAGAAGGGTGACGAGTTGACTGTCATGAGGCAGAGAGGTGATAATGCTATTAAAGAGTTGTCTTTTAGACCGTCCTCTGATTGGGACAAGTTCTTGCCAATCATACTGAGGAAACTTGGGCCACTGTACGTCTATCGTGGCTCAAGTCAAAAAGAGACACGTCGCGCCTGTCTTATCGGATGGTTCACTCAGGGTGAGGAACCGACCCCAGATGTCGTTAAACTCGTGAATGGGACTACTATCGTTCCTGACTTGGAGGCCAATATGACTTCCCTTTCTCTCCGCAGCTCGCCGAGTGAAAGTATCTATGAGCGCAGTGGTTGCAATACCCAGGCGGCACGCCAAGAATATTAACGCAATATGGAATCTACTAAATCTACTCAACGCCAGTGTGCTGGCACGGTTTTCCGCCCAATTGACTACTTCGGCTGTTTCTTGGGACGCGTCCATGCGAAAGTTGGTGACTCTCTCGTCAAAAAGACGGGAATTTGGTTTGACTACGATTTTACCTCTTCTTCTGTTAATCAATCTTCTACGCCCAACCCCGAGTCCCCCCCCACGTTGCAAGGAATCACGCAGGTTTCTGCGACTGATGTTACGACCCATAACCCTACGACGATATTTGCGGATGACTCATCTGGTTACGATGCTCGCATTATTCCAGTTGTTTCTGACATGGATAGGCTTGTTTACGATATCTC